ATTGGAAACGGAAAGTGCCGCAAGGGCAGGAGTTCATGGCGGCAGCGGAGCAGTACGGCGCGGAGCAGTGTACGAAGCCGACGATCAGGGTCGGGACGATCCATTCGGCGAAAGGGGAAGAGGCGGAGAACGTAGGGCTGTTGACCGACTTGACGCAACAGGTATATCGGGCGGCGACGATGTCGACCGAGCAGATGGACGAAGAACGGCGAATTCGGTACGTCGGCATCACTCGTGCAAGCCGACGGCTCTATATGTGCAACGGAGGTTCGAGGTATCAGATATGAAAAGAATCGAATTCATTTTGGCGAACTTGGATGACGAAGGCGGTGAGGATACCCTGATCGACGCCGGGCATGAAACGTTCTTCGTGCAAAATGCTTCGGCGATCAAACCGACGAAGGGGCAGAAACTTGCGGTTACGCTGCTCCTGTCGGCGAAGTCGGGAGATGCGGATGATATCGACATTGGCGAGGTTCGGGACTTTGTGCAACACCTATTGGAGTCGATAGCATGAGCGAGAAAACAATCGAAACGAAAATCAAAAACAACCTGAAGGCGGGCGGCATATGGTTCATAAAAGTGCATGGATCGCAGTATCAGCAGCCCGGCGTTCCCGATCTAATCTGCTGTTACCGTGGCATGTTTCTGGCGATCGAGGTCAAACAGCCGGGGAAACGGCTGACGGAGATCCAATGTCGAATGTGCCATCGGATGGTTACGTCGGGTGCGTGGATCGTTACGGCTCGTTGCTGGGAGGATGTCGAAGAAGTGCTCGGTAAGATGGATTCATGGGCAAAACGGCACGGGATTCCGAACGTCGATGGGATTTTGTTTGACAAGTTTATGGAAGCGGGGTAAACTTTGGGACAGATAGAACAGCGTTCTAATTCTTGGAAACGGAGAGCAGTCGTGTCAGAAAAAAACGGGAACGGGTTCCACGTGGAGATGATGTCGATTGATGACGTCGTTCCGTATGAACGTAACCCGCGAATCAACGAGGGTGCCGTGGTGTCGGTTGCGAATTCGATCCGTGAATTCGGGTTCCGTCAGCCGATCGTCGTCGACGAGTCGATGATAATCATCGTAGGGCACACTCGGCTTCTTGCCGCCCGGTCGCTCAGCATGACCGAGGTTCCAGTCCACGTCGCGACCGGATTGACCGAATCGCAGAAACGTGCGTATCGGATCGCGGATAACAAGGTCGCCGAGCTTTCCGGCTGGGATGACGACCTTCTTGCCTACGAACTGAACGCGATCGCGGGTGATATCGACATGCAGGCGCTGGGATTCACTGGCGACGAGATCAACCATCTTGTAGATGGTGACGATCTAACGGAAGACAAGCAGAAGGCGGCGACACTTTCCGACGACTTCCTCGTCCCGCCGTTCTCGGTGCTCGATGGTCGCCAAGGCTACTGGCGCGACCGGAAGCGGCGTTGGATCTCGCTGGGGATCAAGAGCGAAGAGGGCCGTTTCGACGGCGAGGGGAAGAAGACGTTCGGCACCGAGGGCTACTTGGGCGATAGCGGCAACGTGAGCATCTTCGACCCGGTCCTATGCGAATTGGCCTACCTTTGGTTCACGGGCCCGGGGTTCCATGTCTTGGACCCGTTCGCGGGCGGCAGCGTGCGCGGCCTGGTCGCGTCGATCCTCGGGCGGAAGTACACCGGCGTCGATCTCCGCGAATCGCAGGTCGAAAGTAACCGTGACCAGGCATCGGAGATCTTGACCGGCGCGAAGCCGATCTGGATCGTCGGCGATTCCCGGAACATCGGCGACTTGGCGCCCGGCGCGTACGACTTCGTCTTCTCGTGCCCGCCCTACGGCGACTTCGAGGTCTACAGCCACACGCCGGGCGACCTGTCGAACATGCCGGTCGACGAGTTCGACACAACGTACCGCGAAATCGTCGCCCGATCGTGCGCGATGCTCAAGGATAATCGGTTCGCGATCTTCGTGGTCGGCGACTACCGGGGCCGCGACGGCGCGTTTCGGAACTTCGTCTCGAAGACGATCGGCGCGTTCCAAGACGCCGGGCTTCGGCTTTGGAACGAGGCGATCTACCTTAACCCCAACGCGACGTTGCCGTTACGCGCCCGGCGTCCGTTCGAGCAGACCCGCAAGTTGGGCAAGGGCCACCAAAACGTGTTGGTCTTCGTCAAGGGCGACGCCCGCGCCGCGGCCGAAGCGTGCGGCAACGTCCATCTTTGCGATTCGATCTTCGGCGACGAACCGGCGGAGGCGCGATAGATGGTTACGGAAAAACACTAGAACGATTGAATGCCATGCCTGAGAACATCCCAGTAGGCGAAGACGAAGAACTAAGGCGGTCTGACATGGTATTGATCGGTGCGTCTATCCGTCGCGGGTGGAACATCCCCGAGGAACTGAAGGACGCATTGCCGAAGAAGCTCGTTCAGATCATAGCAGACCCGAATTCCACAAACCGGACCCGCATATCGGCAACTAGGTTGCTGGTGATAATGGAAGCGAACAATCGTCAATGCGAGCAGCCGCAGCAGAACATAAACGTAAACGTTGATGCTGCCGATCCGGCGACAGCCGTCGAGATAGCTAGGCTGATACGTGAGGAAGACGCGGACTATGCTGAGTACCAAAGAAGCCGCATTGAGGATACTGACACCGGCGACTTGGGCGGCGAGCCGCCTACCGTGGTGGAGCCCGGCGAAACATCTTCTTGAGCTTGATCGTCATGTCGTTCGAGCGATTACCGGACGCGGCCCCCGCAACCTATTCGTCGAGATGCCGCCACGGCATGGAAAGTCGGAGTATTCGAGCCAGATTCTACCAGCGTGGTTCATGGGCACGTTCCCACGAAAATCGGTCATCATAACGGGATATAACACGGATTTCGTCAAGGGGTTCGGCGGCGTTTGCCGGGATCGCTTGAATAAGTTCGGCGAAGCCGACTTCGGCGTTCGGTTGACGAATCGCCAGGCTGGTAAGGGCAATTGGCAGGTCATCGATCGTGAAGGCGATTACGGCGGTTGGTGCCGAAGCGTCGGACTAGGCGGAGCGATCACCGGACGCGGTGCGGATTTGCTCGTGATGGACGATGTCATCAAGAACGCCGAGGAAGCGTATTCCGAGCGAGTCCGAGAAACGACGTGGCAGTGGTTCGAGACGACGGCATTGACCCGAGTCGAGGCTGGCGGTGCGATCATCGGCGTGATGACGCGATGGCACAAAGACGATCTGTTTGGTCGGTTGATTCGGCACTACGATGAGAAGGGGATCGCGTATCATCGGGTGCGGATGCCTGCGATCGCGAAGGCTGACGATCCGCTCGGAAGATTGCCGGGCGACCCGCTTTGGCCGCAACGGTGGCCGCTTGAAGAACTCGAAGTCAAGCGAAAGTCGATGTCGACCTACGCTTGGTCGGCGTTGTTCGACCAAGACCCGAAAGACCACGAGAACACGCAGTGGCCGTGGGAATACTTCGAGGACATCTTGGTCGATCCGCACGAGTGGCCCAGTGTGTTCGAGGAATCGTGCGTTGCGGTCGACCCGTCGCTGGGCAACGACCAACGGAAAGGCGATTACTCGGCGGTAATTTTTACGGGCAAATCAAAGGGCAAGTATTATGTTGATGCCGACATCAGGCGTCGGCCACCGTCGGAGATCGTTGACGCGGCGTTGTCGATGGCGAAGCGGCACGGGGCGAAGCGGATTGGCTACGAGTCGAACCATTTCCAGTCGATGCTCGGCGAGGTGTTCGCAGAGCGGATGCGGGCGACAGGGATTCGATGCCCGGTGTGGGCGATCCATAGCTCGAAGAACAAGGTTCAGCGGATCACGGAAACGCTAGACAGTTTTCTTCGTGACCGTGAGTTCCGAATTCTCAGGTCGGAAAGCGCCGATTTGCTGATTCAGCAAATGCGTGACTTCCCTACGGCGGAACACGATGATGGGCCGGATGCGTTGCAGATGACGATCGAACTTCTCTACAAGGTAGCAATCGGCGAGGTTGAATGATGGGACAAGGTCAGCGGCTTTCGGAAACAATGATCATCCAGATTCGGCAGCTACGACAATCGGGGCGGTCGATTCGAGAGATCGCACTGATCACCGGCGTGAACAAGAATTCCGTCGAAAAATACGTGAATTTTGGAAATTCTCGAAAAAAGGCGTTGAACTTTGGGACACAATCGCAGTATGGTGTGGGGGACGACTCACCCGAACCAGAGGCGGAGAATGCCGAAAACGTCGACGAAAACGCGGTTGACCGACCTGAAACGACAGCAAGACGAGTTGCTGGCTGAGGCGGAAATTCGCGTATTGCAGCGAGCCATCGAGACGGATGAACATGCGAGACATCTTGTCGAGTCCGTCGACATGTCCGTTGTTTCGGACCGCATCGACGCCTATTCTCATTACGGCACGAACGTCGGCGGCACGATCATATCGCGACCGCAGGACCGCAAGGACGGCGACAACTACCCGTTCTGGACGACCGAATACGAGATCGCCCAGATACGCGGAATATCTCGATATCTAGCATCAGTCGCCGAAGTCGGTTTTTCCGCGATCGATACGCTATCAAACTACGTTATCGGCGCCGGGTTGCAGCGTGACATTTCGTCACCGGACCCCGCGTTGCAACGCAAGGCTGAGGCGATCCTTCAAGAGTTCGACGATCGGAATCAGTTCTGCGGCGACCTCGACGTCGAGATGTACAAGCGGTCGATACGCGATGGTGAGTCTTTCTTGTGGCTCCGTCCGTGCGGTAGCGGCAGGACCGAGGCCGTTGTCATCGAGCCGGATTGTGTGACGGAGCCTGCCCAGCCTGGCGACCTCGAAGAGTACCACGGTTGGCCGTCGATGAATTGGAAATATGGCGTTGCTACCGAAGGCCGGAACCACTCGAAGGCGCTGGCATATTTCATCGAATGGTTTGGCGACTCGAACGACTGGGATGCGATCCCAGCCACCGATATGATGCGGAAACGTCGAAACGTCGATCGCGGCATTAAGCGCGGCATGTCGGATTTCTTCCCGACGTACGAGAATATCCAACGGGATGATAAACTGCTCGCAAACATCGCTCAGTCGGCAGCGGTACAAGCGTCCATCGCCGGTATCCGCAAACACGCACAGGGAACATCGAATACGTCGATGCAATCGGTCCAGTCGGCTCTTGCGACTCTAGGCACAAACGCCGTTACAGGAAACGCCGAGTATCAGGCGAACATCAATCCTGGCCAGATTCTCGACACGAAGAACTTCGACTGGGCATACGGCCCGATCGGAACACCCGGCGGATCGAACTTTCTGCCGATAACCAATTCACTGAAGAAACAGATTGGCATCCGCTGGCACATGCCGGAGTACATGATTACGAGCGATGCGGCGAACGGCAACTTTTCGAGCACGCTGGTTGCCGAGAGTCCGTTCGTGCGGTTCATCGAGCGAGAGCAGTCGGCGGAATGCACGGCGGCGATCAATCTGTATTATCGCGTACTCCATAACGCGGCTATTGCCGGCAGGTTGCCTTGCGAGCCGAACCGCGTTCGGGACTACATCAACATCGACGTAATCGGACCTGAGATCGAGACACGGGACGCCGCAGCGGAACACGTCGTGCTGACCGGCCAGTATGAGCATGGCGTCATCGACAAGGACACTTGGCGGGCCAAGGCCGGATACGATCCAGAGAAAATCAAAGAGAAGATCGAAACTGAGGGACCGAAGACCGTACCGTTCACTGAGCAGATCGACGCGGCATGTGTTTGCTGCAAAGACGGCTGGGAGGGGTACCCGTAATGGATATCCCGAACCGGATCGGGCGAGAACGCCGTTTGACCGACAAAATAGCGGCGGTGTTCGACGGCATGGCGAGATCACCGGGGCGGATCGATTGGGGAGCGAGCCAATCGGTGTTGGCATCGGCGATCGAGTCGGAACTTGAAGATACATATTCGACGATGTATTTGTTGTTGCTCGATGATAGTTTGCCGCGAACGGACGCGGGGCAGATGTCGAGTCGGTACGCTAGGCTCGTTTCGGGCACGGTCGCGTCTGGTGTGATGAACAATGCGAGGTCGGATATCCAGGGTGGTGCGGCACCGGCTGACGTATTGAACCGATCGAGGGCCGAACGGATCGCGACGACGGAAACGACGCGGGCGGGAACGCAGGCATCGGAAGTTGCGGTCGCTCGCAATATTGCGGTTGGAGTCATCGCGGCAACGCAGATCGACGAGGATGATGAACTTATCGGTGAGCGAGAACCGATCGAATATGACGAACGGTGGAATGCGATCAACGATTCGCGAACTTGCCAGATTTGTGCGGCACTCGACGGTAAGCTGAGACCCGATTGGTCGCAGCAATATCCACAGGGACCACCGGCGCATCCAAATTGCCGATGCTTCATAGACTACGAGGAACGATAGAATGAAGATTCGTGAATCCAATACCGGGGCTCCGAAGTCGATCGACCGTGAATCCAAGGTGATTCGTGGCGTGAAGATTTGCGGCAGCGACTCGAAGAACGGTCGGCAGTATTCGCAACAGGCGCTGACCGAAGCGGCGGCACTGTACGAAGGTTGTGAAGTGAACTGCGATCACCCGGAGCTTGAGCGATCGGACGAACCCCGCAAACTGGCCGATAATTTCGGCTACCTTCGCGGGGTGAAAGTGCAGGAAGGCGCAGTGTTCGGCGACTTGCATTACATCGAATCGCATCCTTTGAGCGGAGCGATCCTCGAAAGGGCGGAACGATTTCCCGACAAGTTCGGGTTGAGCCATAACGCGGACGGCGTAGTTACGGCAGGCGATGACGGCATCGCCATAGTCGAATCCATATCGAGCGTGCATTCGGTTGATATCGTGAGCCGTCCGGCCACGAACGCCGGGCTGTTCGAGCACGCACAACCGAAAGGCAGAAAAATGAAAGTACGTGAACTGTTGACGCGGCATCGCTCGCATCCCTACGCGAAGGCGATGCTTGAGATGGAAGACGAAGCGGCGGTTGCTGAAGTGATGGATGCGGAAGTCCCCGCCGAAGTCGCGGCAGCAGAAGAGTCGGCGGCACCGCCGTCGGACGAAGAAGCGGTAAAGGCCGCATTCAAGGCGTCGATCATCGCGGCGGTCGACGACCCGGTGTTGGACTTGAAGGCGACGGTCGCGAAGATCAAGGAAATCCTCGCTGCTCAAGAGAAGGTCGCTGGCCCGGTCGGTGGCGAAGCGCCCGCCGATGATGCCCCGGCGACACCGGCCGCCGAAGGTGGCGATTCCGAGGAAGTCAAGGAAGAAATTCGCAGCATGCGGGCCGAACTCGCCAAGATGAAACGCGACAACGATATCCGGGCGTTGCTCGAAGAGTTCGGATGCCAGCCGTCCGACACCGTCGTCCGCATCCTCGAACGGTGCGAGTCGCCGAAAGAAATGCGGGAAGTGCTCGGCGAAATGAGCCCTGCACAACTCGGGATGCAGAAACCGGCGATCAGTCGTCTGCACGAGTCGGGTGGATCGGCACCGAATTACGGCGAGTCGATGAAGTCGATCGCCGAGAGCGGCGGGAACCGAGTCATCACGCGGAACGGCTAGTCCGTTCGGCGTTTCGCGATACGGGAAAATCCAATCACACGAGGATAGAGGGATACTGAGATGGTTATGAAAATGATCGATCCGGCGCTGTTGGCGAACGGTGTGAAGTACATCCAATTCGAGGATGACTTCTTCACCTACGTCGACGCCGACGAATGGACCCTGACCGCGACGGATAGCGGCACGGCGGCAGTCACCGACGCGGTCGGTGGTGTGCTGTTGCTCGCAGCTTCGGACGGCACTGTCGCTGACAATGACGAGTCGTATTTACACACGACCCACGAAATCTTCAAGTTCGCGGACGAAAAGCCGCTGATCTTCGAGGCCCGTCTTCAATGGACCGAAGCGAACGCCGGAGCGGTCGCGAACGTCGCGGCGGGACTCTGTAACGCGGTCGCGGCGAATACGATCGTCGACAACGGCGCGGGCATGCGTGCCGATTTCAGTGGCGCGGTCATCTACCGCAAGGACGGCTCGACGAACTGGAACGTCATCTACTCGGACAGCACGACGCAAACCGATGTCGAATTGACCGCCGCGAATTCGTTGACCGGCGCCGCGATTTCGGCAACCAAGTCGACCGATTACACGTTGCGGATCGAGTGCATTCCGCGATCGTCGACGAAGATGAACGTTTCCTTCTGGATCGACGGCGTGAACGTTTACGTCATGAACGACGTGACGTATGCGTCGGCAACCGAAATGGAAGTGTTTTTCGGCGCGAAGACCGGAGCCGCGACGGAAGCGTTGGTCGTGAAACCGGACTACGTGCAATGCGTCCAGGCCCGATAGCTTGATACGGTAGTCCCGACCGAGTCGGGCTGTGAACTGGAACCAACCAATTAGAGGTGAATACAATGGCATCGAGAGAAATCACGCGGGACATCTGCAAGCTGTGCGAACAGGCCGTTCGCACTCGAACTGTCCCGCAGTTCGTTTCCCACTTGCGGGAAAGCCTGCGGAAGAAGGAACTTCGCGGAAGCGACTTCAGCATCCGCGACCTCGCGGCGGGCACGATCTTCAGCGGCAACGCTTCGGTCGGCGTCGAGGGGATCATGGAGTTCTACAACCCGAACGACCCGGGCGGCTCCGTCCGGCTGATGGAAGCGGGCGGGGCCGTGAACACGGCTCTGTTCTCGAACATCACCGGCCAGATTTTCTATAACGAAATGATGGAGGAATACGAGGCCCAGAATTTCATCGGCGACAACCTGGTCACGTCGATCCCGACGGACCTCGACGGCGAGAAAATCCCGGGCATCGCCAACCTTGGCGACGTCGGTGAAACGGTCGCCGAGTCCGAAGAGTACCCGCGTGCCGGTACTGCCGAGGACTACATCGAGACGCCGCAGACCACGAAGCGCGGCTTCATTGTCGACGTGACGAAGGAAGCGGTTTTCTTCGATCGAACGGCGATGCTGCTCGAAAAGTGCCGCAAGACCGGCGAGGCGTTGGGGCTCGCCCGTGAGAAACGGATTCTCAACGTCGCGACCGGCCAGACGAATAACTACAAGTGGCGAGGAACGGCGATCGACACGTATGGGGACAACAGTGGTTCGCATTCGTGGGACAACCTGGCAGCGTCGAATGCGTTGCAAGATTGGACAGACATCCAAGCGTCGTGGCTGTTGTTCGACGGCATGACCGATCCGAACACCGGCGAACCGATCACGGTCGTTCCGGATACCCTGCTTGTCCCGTCGGCGCTGCTTTGGACCGCCCGGAACATCATCCAGGCAACCGAAGTTCGGACGTCGACGGCGTCGGCCGCGAACCTCACGATCCACGGGAACCCGACCTCGAACCTGCCGAGTCCGCTCGGTGTCCAGTCGAACGCGTTCGTTTACAACGCGACGAGTTCGGCCACCACTTGGTTCGTCGGCAACTTCAAGAAGGCGTTCGTCGAGATGGTGAACTGGCCGATCACGGTCGTCGAGATGCCGCCGAATTCGTACCCCGAATACAACCAGGACATCGTTGCCTCGTTCAAGGCAAGCGAACGTTCGGTTGTTGGTGTCAAGGAACCTCGCTACGTCGTCAAGAACACGGCGTAGGCGTCAGCTTGCAGCCGTCCCGTTTTGCAACATGGGCGGGGCGGCTGCTTGATTATTACTCTTTTGCTGAGGTATCGTAAGAATGGCAAAAACAAAAACTCCCGAACACATTGACCGAGGAATCACGCTCAGCAACAGACGAGCGAAGAATCCGCGATTGCCGGAAGACAAAGAACGCTGGTACACCCGCGACGACGTGTGGTGGGAAGTACCGGACGACTACAACGCCTGGCATGGAGTGCCGCAGAACCCGGACATTCGACGCGAGATGGCATTCGAGTTCCAGCGAGAACGCGGATTGCCGATCCGCACGATCCCGTTCCGTGTCACGTTGAACCGGATCAAGGAGCGGAAACCCGAGAACCAGAACGATCCGCCCGGTCTGATGCCGCCCTACGAATGTTTCGCGGTCGACGAATCCGAGGCGATCCTGTTCGCTATGAAGACCTACGGGTATACCGACGCAAGTCGGTTCCGAGGCAACGAGGTCGTTCGACTGACATGAGCACCACCGATATCACGAATCTGGAGACACGCCGATCGGCGATCTGCGAGGAATTGGCGAGCCTGACCCCGTATTCGGGCAAGGATTTGCCGAATCGAGCGAGCCAGGGTGTCAACGTCGATTACGTCGGCTACCGCAAGAGCCTGCTCGAAGAACTGAAGCAGATCGACGAAGCGATCAAATCGATTCGTGATGCCGAAGAGGGATCGGCGGTCTACGTCACGGAGACGAAGATATGACGTATGCCGTCGATTACTCCGACGATTACCTGTACTGCGACGGCATCGAAACGATCAGCATAACGCCTCGTGCAACGGGCGTAGAGCAGACCGGCGTCAAGGCGATTCGCGACACGTTGAGCGTCGAGCGGATTAACACCGGTGCGTTTTTCGGATTTTCGCCGAATAGTTTGAGTTTCGTCTGCTGGACTGCTACAATGGGTGGCATCAATCCGATACCAGGTGACACGATCGAGGACGCGGATGGCGTGCAATACATCGTGCTGTTCACGCGGTTGATTGCCGACCTCGGGCAATACGAGCTAGTAGCGAACAAGGCGCAGACATGAGCGAGTCGATAATGCTCGAAGACCTCGGCGATCATATCGCTGAGATAATCGAAAAGGCTCGGGCCGTCAAGATCGACGATTTCGAGCCGGAGGCTCGTGGAGTTTTCAACGAGGCGGTTGCCGAGAACTTCCGGGAAACGAAAAACCCGTTCACCGGAGCGATATGGCGACCTCGGCGGATCGTCGGCGACGGGCACCCGTTGCTGATCGATACATCGGCGATGTTCAACGCGGCGATGGGGACCTCGGCGGGCAGCCTGACCGAGGTGACGACGGATACGATTACGTTTGGGATCGACGGCGGCACGATCGACTACGCGGCCAAACACGAGTTCGGGCTGGACGGCATGCCCGTCCGTGCGTTTTTCGGGATGTCACCGCCCTGGGTGTCGGAGATGGCGGAAGCTGTCGCCGACTATTACTATACGATTTTTGCGGAGTAAAACACCATGTTCGATCGAATCAAGAAACTCAAGTTCGTGATTGACGCGATCACGCATATCGACATCAAGGCGTTGCTCGATTTCCCCAACTGGAGCGATCGCGACGAAACGCTCCGCTGGGTGAAATCGCTCGGCGGTCCGATCGGCTGGATCACGAGCATCACGCCTACCGAGATCGATGACGAAATCTATCGGATTGTTCGCGATCATCCGATGGAGCCGTTGAGCGGTCTACTAGACCCGCGTGATTTCGTTGCGTTCGAGTCTGGCCTACGATGCCTCGTGACGTTGTGTGACGAACTCGCCAACCTGACGACATGGACTCAAGCCGACGACAAAGCGGTCGACGCTCTTGCGGCGTTCATCGATTCCGATTGGTTCGGTCGCGTCTACGATATCGTTCTGCGGCTCGTTGGTGACGGAGCTGCGGTCGGTGCAAACGGCGACGAAATGAGCGTCGAGTCGATCGTCGACGCATACCTCGCCGAAACGCAACCGGCCGGATCCGAGGGATCGGACGACACGGTCGAGTTCATCGACCCGATGACGATCGTCGCGGGGATCAATCTGCTGATGCTCGCAATCAAAACGTTCCGCGAATGGCGTGAGGCGAACCCGGACTGGCAACCGGGTGACAACCTCCGCCGTTGGATGGACACACGCAGGGAGGCCCGGAGCGAATGACCACGCAGCGCTTCCACACAGTCATCGGCTCGGCTTTCTTGCTCGCTACCTTGGCGGCGTTCGGCGTAACTGCCGAACCGCCGTCGGGTGGCATCGTCTGCCCTGACAGTGCGGAGGCGGGCGAGTTGATCGTCGCCGAGTCGGCGGTCGCCGGATCGTGGACCGTTTTGCCCGATTCGTGGAACGGCTGCTATCGAGTCGATTCGGACGGCACCAAGTTGTATTTCGCATCACCGATCGCCGGTGACGTATATATCGTTCACGCTTCGCAGGGTGATGCGGCCCCGTTGATTTCGACGCATCATCTTGCGAATGGCACCGCACCGGGGCCGGGGCCGTCTCCTACCCCGCCCCCGGTGCCCCCCATATCCGATTTTGCCGATTTTGTGATGCGTGAAGCATCGAAAGTCAATCGCCCGTCGGAGGCGGAGGCCCGTGCCGTGATATTCGAGCGGATCGCTGACGGGATCGATGCGGGCGATTATTCAGACCCGGTCGCGGTCCGGGAGGCGGCCAACGCTGATATTGAGCGTGGGTTTCCGCAATCGTCGGACATCGCGTGGTCGGAGTACCAAGAGCGTGTCGGCGAACGGATGGCGGCGATGAACCTAGAAACGTTGTCGGACTACTCGGCAATGTTTCGCGAAATGGTCGACGGGCTACGGAGGTCGATACCATGAACACAACCGGTTGGGCTGGATATGATGCCGAATTCAGCGAATGGCATCGAGCTCGCGCCGACGTGATGCGCGGACAGCGTGGCGATCGTCGGTTCCGCAGACTGGCGGACCGGCTGCGGCTGTTCGATTACGAGGAAGACGAGGCGGCGGAAATCCGCGACTCGTCGCCGAACGTCGATTTCCCGCATCCGGCACGGATCGCAAAAGAATTCAACAAACCGTTCTGGCGACTGTTCCAGGAAATCGGCGATTGCACGGGATTCGGGCTCGCCCATGCGATGCAAGCAACGAACCTGTTCCAGAAACACCTCGGCGACGAGCAGAAAGTGCAGATCGCGCATCCGTCCGACCTGTACGGACAGGGGCGTCAGATATGGCGACGATTCAGCGGCGACGGCTGCACCGGATCGGCGGTCGCACGTGGCGCGGCGGAACACGGTTTCCTGATGCTCGGCGACGACGGCGTTCCACCGTATTCGGGCGAATTGTCCCGGAAATGGGGCGGTCGCGGCGGCGATCGTTTTCTGGCCCGATACGATCATCTTCGGGTGGATCGCAAAATCGCACACGTCCATTGTCGCGGCTACACGCAGGCAATGGATATGTTGACAGGCGGCTGCGGCCTGGCGATTGCGGCCCACTACGGATTCGATTTCGAGACGGACGGCGGCATCACCGTCGGCACGCTGAACAAACGCAAACCATGGTCGCACCAATGGGCGGTCGTGTTCGCCGACCGCGAATGGGTATATGCACAAAATTCGCACAAGGACCGCCCCGACTGGATTATGAGCCACGAGACATTCGACCAGGTCTGTTCGATCGGTTCGACGTGGATCGAGGCGGTGAAAACCTACGACGGCGACGACGGCGGGGCGGAAGACTGGAGCTTCGCGTAATGAGACTATACTGCCTTGCTGGTATCGTGATGCTGGCGGCGATAACCAGGTACACCGTGGCGGCATCTATGGATACTGGAATTGTCAAGGCGATTTTGGACGGCGGGCTTGCCGCCGTTGCGCTTGCGGCGCTACTGGCCACGTTGTGGATGGCGTGGCAGGAACGGAAAGCGTTCATGGCGACGCTGATAGCGATCCAAGAATTGCATTCAAAGGAAGTCATCGAGCAGGACGAACGGCACGACACGCAAGTCGTGGGGAAGATCAAGGAGCAACAGGAACTGTGTTGCCAGTCGCATCAAGCGGCGCACGAGCGAACCGACGAGAAATTGAACTACGTGATAATCAAAGTCGAGGAATTGACTTCATGACGCTATTACGGTTCGCGATCGTGCAGATCATCCGCCTGATTTGGTTCATCGGTTGGCTCCGATCGCTGTTCCGATGGAGAACGAAATAATGTGGTTCCCCGAGGACATTGGCTGGAAGACCCGCATAATCTATTGGATACTTACGCCGATTGCTGCTTGCTATTTTTTCGTGTTGAAGCTGTTCGGCGGAAACGAGAGGTATTGAAAACATGGTCGACGAATACAAAGCACCGGCGACGGTCGCGACTGACGAAGCTGAGGCGAGGCGTCGTCTTCAGAATGGCCCGGACGGCCAAGAAGTGCGGAAATATCCGATCAGCACCGAAACGCTGTTCGTGCTGACCGCCGAATCGTCGCGGATACTCACGCCCGAGGAATGGTTGGCGTGCAAAACGGCGTTACAGGACGCGGCACCGGACGGTGTAAACATCAGCGTCGAGCAGGTATTGGTCGTTGCGCCGGAACATGTTCCAGCAACGGACACATGCACGGTCTACGTCACCGCTCAGCCGCGATTCGAGGAACGGGTGGAAGCCTAATGAAATCGATAAACCGAACAGCGGCCACGTTGGTTATTTTGGCAGGGATCGTGGCGGCGATCTTTGTTGGCCATACGTCGGAAACTCAGCGATCAACATCAGCGTTGATGACGCTATATGCAGACAACGCCGCAGGCGATATCAGCCCGCAAGATTTACGCGACTTTGTCGAGACGTACAAGGGCGCTCGCGGCGGCATGTCAATTGATTCGTCGGCGGCCACGACGATCAGTACGCCAGGGACGTTTGTAAAGGCGGCTGGCACGACGCAGGCCATATCGACACCACAGAAAATGACTGTTGCGACGGATAACAGGATAACATACACCGGTGTGGCTGACATATGCGGTTGTGTCCTTGTCTCTGCGTCGGTAACGGCTGGTACGAACAACACCGTAATGCAAGCGGCTGTCTACAAAAACGGCTCACCGATCAGTAATGTGAATAACATTCACCGCAAGATTAGCACGGGAACGGATGTCGGGGCAATCGCTATCACGGCACCGGTGCAGTTGTCGACGAATGACTATATCGAGTTGTGGGTTACGCTCGACGCGGCGTCGACGGTGACGATAGAGCAGTTGAATTTTTCGATCAGTGGTCACACGCTGTAAGGCCGATACATGAGCGGTTTTTCAAGCGGATTTTCGAGCGGATTTGGAGCGACCGTGGCACGAACGCTATATTGGGTCGGAGACGGTACGTACACGTCGTTTACCAATTCGGTTAATTGGTCGCTGTCTTCCGGCGGAGCCGGTGGCGAGGGATACCCAACTGCGCTCGATATATTCCATTTCGACGGGAACGGCACCGGCGATTGCGACGTCGACGTTGCGATCGACGTAACGGGCGGCAACTTTGCAGTCGGATACACTGGCACGATCACCGGCAACAGCAATAATTTCGGGTTCGGGGCGGGCGGGCTCGATGCCTCGGCGGCGTCAGGCATGACGTGGGATGTCAGCGGCTCCGACCTAATCAGCTACGGCGATGTGACGATCCACGAGTCGGCGACGATCACTAGCGGCTTCGATTCGATCGAATTGGCGGGTACGGCCGACGTTAATCTCGCCACTCCGATGACAACCAACCTGATCAACAGCAAAACGGCAGGCAAGATTACGAACGACGGGTCTGGCACCTATACCGTCACGTCGATGCCGTTCGGCACGTACTCGGCGGGCGACGGCACCAACCCCCCAACGTACACGGCGACAGGCTACGCGATTGATTGGCAAAGCCTCGGCACGTCGACTAGTTCGATCGATTTCGCGGCAGTCAATTCCGAGTGGGACGAATTCGACATCGACGGCGGCAGCGTGGACTACGGCACGTCGAACTTCGCGGCGAGGTCGCATACAATCGCGTCCGGCGTCACCGTCACGAAGGGGACGGCGAACATTGTTGGATACGGTACAGGAGAGCTGTCAAATAACACAGCTGCGGCGTTCGACTTCTACCGGATCGACATTGCGACCGGTGCCGACCTACAATGCAACGGTTCGACGGTCGCGCTCGGTTTCGGGAACATGCACAACGGCGGGAAAATCACGCACGGGGCAACGGCTGGCGATCCGTACATGAGAATATATCTCGCAGGCGGCACATATCGCGGCTACGATGGCGGCGAACGTGCGACGAACAACGCGGGATCGATCGCGTACACTGTCGGCGTCGTTGGTGAATTTATCGGCAACGATACGCTGAGCGGCGATGTCTGCCTGGTTCCGTATCTGAACGGCACAACGCAGGCGCAGGGCGATTGGCGACTAGGCTGCATCGGGCAGCATCTTGCACCATCGCTGACATACGGCTCGGTCGTATTCACTGGCGACACCGATATCGGCGACATCGAATGCTATGCGCCGGATACGAGGACAACGGCTGTCGATAACAGCGGCGGTCATCTGGTGCGATGTTACGGCGATATCGAGGCGACGATTGTCGGCACAGGCGTTGCGAATCTCAGCGGCGTTTTGACACCGTCGGGAACAGACGCACAGACCGTCGACGTGCAGGCCGCGACAGCGTACCCGTCTCAACTAGTCGTCGACAAAGATGGTGGCGATCTGAATCTCGACTGGTATCAGGGCAACCTCGAAGGCGATTGCGGGGCTGGTATCGTTTACCTCGACGGCAGCGGCGATGTTACGCTGACGGACAATCTATTCGACGGCGGCTTGGATCATGAGATCGCCGTCGGCACATACACAGGCGTTTTCGACAAAAACGGATTCGACGTCAACCCGATCGGCGATTCCCGATACGGTGGCGGCGGCGTTTCGATGTCCATGAGCATGGGATTATAGCATGGAAACAATCAACAGGAATGCACGCGGACAGTACCTAACGCACGCACCGGCAGCGAACACAGCGGCGACGAAGACGATCAGCGGGGTTGCGAATTATCGCATCGTCATCAACCGTCTGATTGTTTCGTATAGCGGTACGGCGGTTCCGACGACGGCGAACATCGTCGTTACCGAGGCTGGTACGAACAACATCGATGTCGACCTGTCGCGGCTCGACGCCTACGATGTAATCAAGGGAGAAAACGATGCGTACCAAGCGGCAGACGGCGAAGATGTCACCGTGACGGCGGCGGCTGGTGGTGCGAATACGGAAGCCAAGATCACGATCCGATACTACTACGAGCTTGGCTGATGGCGTCCATTTTCGTCGACATACTAGAGAAGGTGCAGACCGACATCCGGGCGCTGTCGCTACCGGTCGGCGTCGGCACGTTGCCGGATGCGCAAGTGTATCTGTACAAAGTGCCGTGGGACCGCTACTTGGCGAAACCGTGTGTGCTGATCACACCGGTGAAAGAGACGATTACGACGTCGAGCAACCGACAGTACGATGTTGGCTACGGCGTACAGATCACGTTAGTGCATGTCGCGAATCAGGCGTTGACGATCACGTCCGAGGATATATGGGAGTGGCGTGAAACGATCATCGCGGCGTTCCAAGACCAACGACTTGAAATCCCCGGCGACGAAGACGCCTACATTTGCCGAACGGAACCGGGGACGCCGGTAGACATACAATCATTCGCCGGAGCGAATTGCGACGTCAGCGGGTTCATCCTGCGGTTCTTCGTCCGACGATCACGAAGTTAAGAGGTAATTATAATGGCCGACCAAGTCAACCAAGGTGCTCTTTCGCAACTGTGCATGGATTCGGCGTTGCCGTTCGACACGAGCAGCATTCCGTTCGAGTTCGCGTCTTCGACGCTCAAGAGTATCGAAGAGTTCGCGCACACTGATGGCGTACGTGGCGACATTCAGCAGTATGTAACTCGGCAGAAACTTGTCCGCCATACGGCGGGTGGTCAGGTTTCGATGAACTTCACCGCGACGGAACTCGACTGGCTGATCCCGTATATCCTTGGCGGCACGACTGCGGGCGGAGTGACCGAGATCGACTCGGACATCCCGCTATTCTATATCTGCGAGGACAAAATCGACGACGTCTACACGTTCAGCAATTGCGCGATCGTGTCGACGACGCTATCCGGCACGAGCGGACAGCCGTTGACGTTGACGCTGTCAATCGAAGCCGAGAAGGAAGACACGACTAGCACGGCGGCGTTCCCGTCATTGACCTACGACACCGGTGACCTGTTCGTGATGTCCGATTGTGTGCTCACGATCGATGGGACGGCTCGCGTATTCAACAGCTTCACGCTGACGATCGATCGTGTGGCCGACGCGGCACGCTGGAATAACAGCCTGTATCGGACGAAGTTTCCGAGCCATAACACAATCGTCGGGCTCGACGTATCGATGCCAGCGGGCGGCAACACCGATCTGCTCGGTGGCGGCGTGACCGGCTTCGATGGCACGTTCGCGTTCGGGGACGGCAGCAATACTTACACGGTATCGACAGGAAAGATCGTGATTCCGCCCGTTACGCCGGAACTACCCGGCAAGTCGGAAATCATGCTGCCGCTATCGATGGGTTTGTTCGCGAGCGGCGCGACGAAGCAGATCACGATCACAAAGACCTAACCGCCTGACGGCGGCGTGACCGGGCGGCGGATTTTGGTGTTTGCCATCGCTCGGTCGCGGAAACGGAAACACCGAAACGCCGACGGAGAATGACAACAATGGGACTCAAGATTAATTCGGACGGATACGACCGTAGCGGATACATCAAGGAAGCGGACGGAATCCACGGCGAATTACGGTTCGTGTACCGGCCAGCGACGGCGATCGAATTCAGCCGGGTGCAGAAGAAACTCGAAGACGAAAAGACGCCGGGCCGCGATATGATCATCCGGGCTGCGTTCGTCGAATCGCATCTTGTCAGCTGGGACGCGGAACTCGACGACGGCGAACCGGCGACGGCGGATGTGAAAACGCTGCTGCGGATACCGTATCTGGTACTGATGGAGCTGTTCCATATCATCGGCGGGCTGTCGGCGAGCGATGTCGATCCGGACGCGAACAGTGACGCCGAACAGGATCAACTGGATGGGGTCATCGCTTCGATCGAATCGGACACGCCGGGCCAAAAGCTGCTTGAGGAAGAGGTAAAAAACTGACCGACTCCGTGCGGTTGATGCTGTACCATCCGCACATATATCGGATCGACTGCACGGACTGCGAACGATTCGTATACAACATGGAGACGGGCGAGAAGATCAAGCGACGGGCAGGGAACTATGAGCGACGGAAAACACCGCCACCCTGCGCATCGTGTCCGAAGACTAGTAAACGGCCCATAACTATACGGAACGCGATCACGTATCAGCGATTTCTGGCTGCCGAGGCCGGGTGTCGTTTGACGGACGAGGAAGCGGCTGACCCGATCATCCAACAGAATTTCGCAACATTGAAGTTCATATTCGACGGGTGGCGGATGGAACACGAGGGTCAGAGCGTCGGTGCGTCGGTGATGTCCGCGATCCAAACGATACGGGGTTCCTGATGTTCGAGAAAACGTTCGTAATCAACCTACACCGCAGGCCGGAACGGCTTGCGGCATTTTACGATCAGCTACCTGGCGACTTGCCGTTCGGTCGCCCGGAACGGTTCGCTGCGATCGACGGCGACCGCGTGAAAAAACCGCTATGGTGGGGCGGCTTGGCTGGTGCGTGGGGCTGCCTGCTGTCGCATGCCCGCGTGCTTGAACAGTGCCTTAACGATGGGGTCGATTCGGTGCTGATATTCGAGGACGATGCGGTGTTCCGCGACGATTGGCGTGACATTTGGGACCGGGCAATACCGAGCGTACCGCGTGATTGGGACATGCTCCTATTCGGTGGCGATCATGTTTTGCTCCACGAGCGGAAGCCACGAAGGGTGTCGTCACATTGGTATTCGCCACACACATGTTTGGAGTCGCACGCTTACGCAGTTCGCGGCAGATTCATGCAGATACTGTACGATCGTTTGACTGGGATCGACTGGACTGATGACGCGGCGGAGCCGGGCCATTATTCGCCCGACGTGAGAGCGTCGCACTTACAGCGGATCGACCGGCACGGCATCTACTGCATAGATCGATGGATCGCGTACCAGTCGGTGGGGATGTCGGACACGGGCGATTACGAAAAAACGAAAGTGCCACGTGACACGGTGGAAATAGCAAATGGTTGATGCTGCCGAAAGAGACGTAATTTACAATCTGCGGTTCGTCGTCGATGACGAAGCGAAGCGTACGGTCGACAAGTTCACCCGCGAATCGACGGAAGCTTACAAGTCGATCCAAGCGGCCCAGGAGAAACTTACGCAGACGACAAAGAAGGGGGCGAAGGATTCGGCGAGCGAGCAGATAGAGCAGGTCGATAAAGTCGAAAAGGCCAGGAAAGCGGCGGCAGCGAAAGAAGCGGCCCGTCAGAAAAAGGCCCATGAGGACCAGAAACGTCGCATGGAGGAAGCGAAGAAACTATCCGAGCAGGCGGCGGCGAAACAGCTTGAAGCAGCGGGGAAAACTAAGGATGCGTTCGCTCAGGGTACACAAGGGCTCCTTTCGATGGGGCGCGGCGTCGCGCTTCTCGGCTTGGCTTCGGAGGAATCGAGCAAGAAAGTAGTCGAAGGCCTGATCAAAGTGCAGGCCGCTTTCGACCTGATGCGAGGATCGCTTGAACTGTGGTGGGCGTTGCGGCAGGCGGCTATCGCCTACCAGGTGTCGCTAGAAGGCGTCGCGGCGGCCCAAACGGCGGTCGCGATATCTGGCGGGGCCGCCGGTGCAGGCGGCGCGGCCGGTGGCGCGGCTGGCGGCGCGGCAAGCAAGCTGACTAGCGGTGCCCTATGGGGCGGCAGTGCGGTCGCGGGCGGCAAGCTAATGGGGCGATTCGGACGTGCAGCGAAGTTCGGGCGAATGTGGAGTGCTGCGGGCGGCGCGGCTAAAATCGGAGCGGGTGGATCCCTATTAGCGAAGGGCGGCGGCATGGCTGCTGCCGGTGCCGCGATTGCGGCCAAGGGTGCGTTGATCGTTGGCGGCACTTATCTTGGTGCCAGGACAGGGATGGAGACGATCAGCGGAATCGGCAAATATGGCTTTATGGGCGGAGTGGCTCCAGGGTCGCTTTCGGAGCGGATAGCAACCCGTGAAGTAAAGATCGCCGATTGGCTTGGTGGTTTCGCGGGCATGGACATTTCCGGCAACGAACGAGGTCGGCAAGATTCACTTCGTGGCGCGAAACGGACAATCGACATCGACCTTGCTCGTGCGAGTGCAACCGACCGTTTTTTGGGCGCTGGGCTCGCTCGTGAAGCCCGAGCGGCGAGCATATTGGAACGTGGCGAGCTTGGCAGCGACCAGGATCGATTGCAAGCAATCCAAAGAGCATCACGGATGGCGGCGGCGGAAGAACGCCATTTGAGGGGGATGCGGCCCGACGTAACCGGCGGAGCCGTGACCGTCGAACAGAAAGCGTTGACGGAGCGGATCGCTCAGGTCGCCCGCGAACAGATCGATTTGGCGAAACAGCGGTTGTCGATCGAAAAGCAGATCGGGCAGGAACGGATCGACGCGGCAGAAAAAGCGGTCGCGAAGACCGAGCAGGAAATCGAGATACGCAAACGGGCGATCGACACGATTAAAGCCCAGATCGAGAGCGGTGCCGTTGCGTTCGGCATGATGACGAAAGAGCAGCAAGCCCGGTCGTTGCGGATATTCCAGCGGGCTCAACGTGGTGACGAGCTTTCGCTGGAAGATATTCGCAGCTTATCCGCGATCCGGACCGAGGCGGCTCAAGATATCGTCACGGAGCAGGCGACCCGTCGAGCCCGCGAAGGCGGTTTTTTCGGCGAACTGATCGGAGGCGAGTCGGCCCGGTTGCGTCAGCAGACGCAAGAGAAGATGAACCTCGACGTCACGCTGCAACGGCAACAGGTTGACGTACGAGTCGCGATGGCGGACCTAGACAAGGTGACGTCGACGATCGTCGACGAGATCAACCGAGCGTTGCGTGAAGAAGAGGGTCTCTTGAAACAGCAGATCGAGGCCGCGATGAACGAGCGGCAGGAGCAGATCAAAATGGAAACGCAACGGCAATACGAGCAGGCCGAGCAGATGTACAGGAAATAACCGATGCACGTTCGATACGGAAATTTCAACCACGAGACGGGCGGCGTGAATCTATCGGTTTCGCGTGACACGGTCCGCGACTCCGGGGGGATCGCGATTTCGATCCGCCAGAGTTGGAACGTATCCGGCGACCTGATCGGCACGTCGCAATCGGATATCGATGCGAAAGTCGCGGCGTTGACGACCGCGTACAATAGTGACGGACACGACATCGCGTTGGTGCTAGATACCGGGCAGGACAGTTCACTGGCTCTGTATTCCGCCGACTGTATCGGCGGCACGAAGGTCACGAAAATCCCATCATTCCCGTCGATGCGTGACGCGGCGTACCAGACGTTTCTGCCGTTCACGTTGGTCGTCACCGGCGAACAGCGGATCGCGGATCGAGATGCGCTGATATCGTCCTGGAACGAGTCGATCACGACGAGCGGCGGCGGTAGCCGATATACGCTGATCGAGACGTTGACCGGCAGGCCGATCAAACAACGGACCCGGCGGTACACGATATATCGGGCAACCCAGAGCGGGCAGGCGACGGGTCGGGACGCATACCCGACACCGCCGTTGCCGTTGTGGCCCGCAGCGTTGATGGAGTCGCCGACGGTGACGCGATCAGCTCCGACCCGTCGCGGTGGTGGCGATTATCAGGATTTTACGATAAGCTGGTCGTATCGATTCGAGTCGGCGGTGCCGCTGCTCGGCAACCCGAACACAATATAGGAACCTCGAAATGGCAGTCAACAAATGGCAGGGTGGCGCGGCAAGCATCCCTCAGGTCGACCGGATCACGTTCGCTGAGATTCGCAGCGGTGACACCGTCGTGTTCACGATCGGCACGAAAACGGTTTCGGTCGAATCGACGAGCGATAGTATCCCGACGTTCATCGCGGATTGCGTTACGGCGATCGGTCAGTACAGCAACACGATCGCGGAATTCGCGGAAGTGTCGGCGTCGGCTGGCACAAACGAGGCCGGGCAGGCCGATTCTCTGCTGATCACCGGCCCGACGGACGGGAAACCGTTCACGTTGTCGACCTCGGCGGACACGGCGGGGGTTACGATATCGCGGCGTCAGAAATATGACGGCGGTCAGGCCCATGTGCAGACGGTGAACGTGTCCCCGGCGACCGGCGGCACGTTCACGTTGACGTTCGACGGGCAGACGACGGCGGCGATCGCGTACAACGCGGCAGCGGCGACCGTCGCGGCTGCGCTCGAGCTATTGAGCAACATCGACGATGTGAGCGTTACGGGCAGTGCCGGCGGTCCGTGGGATGTCGAATTCAACGGACGCTACAACCGCTCCGACGTCTCGCTGATGAGTGGTGACGGTAGCAGCCTGACGATCACCGGATCGTATACGATGGACATCTCGAACATCCAGAATGAGCGGATTGGCTCGAACCAGGTGCAACGAATCCAGTTGATGGATACGCCGACGGGCGGCACGTTCACCGTGACCTACGCGGGGCAAACGACGGCGGGGATCGCGTACAATGCGTCGGCTTCGACCGTTGAAACCGCGATTACCGGCTTATCGACCGTCGGAGCGGGGAATGTGAGCGTTACACAGATCGAAGATTTCGCGTATCTTGTCGAATTCATTGGCGATTTTCGAGGCGTTGATGCCGACGTGCTCGTTGTAGACGGCGATAGCCTGACGGGCGGAACGCTCGGAACAGTGACGCGGTCCCAGGCGGCACGGGACGGCACGAACGCCGTCTACAAAATCGAGCAGAATGGATCGGCGTGGAAAATCACTCTGACCGAAGAAAACGGCAGGACATCGACAACGCAGGCAATTTCGGCGACCGCTACGGCGATCGATGTGCATCAATCGATCCGCAACACGATCGGCGACGGTGCGTTCGTCACGAACGTGAACAGCGAGGACCGAGCGGATCATCGTGGCGGCCCGTGGAATGTCGAGTTTTCTGGCCAATTCGCAGGCACGACGTTGACGGCCGCGAACAGCGAGAATGCGACCGTCACTCAGGTTACGGCGGGCTCGAATACGCAGGTTGCCGAGGTCCAGAAAATCACATTCGTGGGGAACAACCAGAACGTCATCGTCGCCGGTTCGGCGACGAAAAACCAAGGTTGGGTGGTCAATTTCGCTGGCGGCACGAGCTACGGCATATCGTTCGGAATCGACGCGACCGATATCGACACGTCGTATATCACGAACAGCCTGGCGTTGTGCGGTGCGACAGCGACGGTGACCTACGAACTGCTCGCAAACGCGACGGTGTTTACGATCACATTCGACACGGATGAGCACAAACAAGACGTTCCGCTGCTCACGATCGCCGAGGCGACAACGTCAGACAGCATCCTGACCGACCCGAGTGGCCCGACGACATCGAACGTCACGAGCCAGACGACGATCGGCGTCGGCGACTCGGAGATCGTGACCGACGCGACACCGACGCAGAACGCTATCCGTCGGCTCGAATTCGAGACAACCCCGCCCGGCGGCGGCACGTTCACGCTGACCCAGAACTCGAACACGACGGCGGCGATCGCATACGATGCGTCTTCGGAGGATGTCGAGTCGGCCCTTGAGGCGATCGCGTCGATCACGGATGTCGCTGTCGCCGGAAACGTCGGCGGTCCGTGGGAGATCGAGTTTATCGACTACACCGGCGATCCGACGATTACGAGCACGCTCACGAGCCTATCGGGCGTCGGTGTCGATGTGTCACAGGCCCAGGCTGCGATCGCTCCGACACCGGACATTCAGCGGCTCACGCTGGAGGGGTCGCCGATCAGCGGGACGTATACGCTCACCTACGGAGCGGTTACAACATCGGCGATCAACTATAATGCATCGGCCACGTCGATCCATCGTGAACTTCGGGACAGCCTGAGCGGCGTGCTGATCGCTCAAACTGTGACGGTGTCCCAAGTCGACGATTACAACTACGATATCGTGTTCGCGTGGACCTCGGGCACGAACCCGGGGACAGTATCGCTGTTATCGGCCACGTCGAGTCTGACAGGGGCGACAACGACGCGGATCAACGAGGTGACGGAAACATCGCCGCAGTCGCCGTTCCATTTCGACGCAGACGACAACTGGTCCAGCGGCACGGCCCCGACGACTGGCGACGATGTCTATTTTGAGTCGAGTGACGATGATTGCCTGTATGGACTGGATCAATCGGCGGTCACGCTGACGAGTCTGCACATTGCGTCGAGCTACACGGGTGATATTGGGCTCAAAAACCGGAACGAGGATTACTACGAGTACCGAGATACAATGTTGGCCATCGGAGCCACAAACGTATATGTGGGCGAGGGCGAGGGGACCGGCAGCGGTCGCGTGAAACTCGACTTTGGGGCAATTCAGACGACCGTGCTCGTTCGCAACACGGGCGTCGCCGAGGACGAGGCGATCGGCGCGTTGGTGGTCGCGGGTACGCACGCCAGCAACGTGCTACGGGTGCTGCGTGGCAGCGTCGGCGTTGCGACGAACGAGCCGGAACAACTGAGCACGTTTGCGACGATCGACGAGAGTTGGATCGATGCCCAGGATACCGACGCGGAGATCATCGTCGGCTCGGATGTGACGCTCACGACAGTTACGCAATCTGGCGGATCATTCGACTGCCGGTCGAATATCACAACCTATACCAACCGTGGCGGCACCGGCACGATCGCCGGATCGGCGACGGTTGCAACGCTCGACGCATCGGGCGGCACGGTCTACTACGAATCGAGTGGCACGCTGTCCCAAGGTTACGCACGAGCCGGCGCCACAGTCAGTTTCGACCGTGATTTGCGGTCGCGGACTGTTACCGATCTTACCGTCTTTGCCGGTTCTACCGTTTCGGACCGGTCGCGGACGGTGACATGGACGAATCCGATCAAGGTTTCGGGTTGCAGTTTGCAAGATTTGGACCTCGAATTGGGGACCAATATCTCTGTCGCAGTCGCCTCTCTATAAGAGATAGAAGAGGCATATTATGGTTTTTCTTGTAGACAGTTAGACAGTAGATGTAAGTTGTTGATTATTATAGGTTTATCTGTTCTATACGACGTCGTTTTTTGAAGTAGCGTATTAGCGCATGTAAATAAAGGGGGATTTCGGAATGGCGAACCAGGGTGTGTTCCGGTTCCCCGGCGTGTCGGGTGTGATGGCGGCGTCGTTGACCAGGACGGGCGGTGTGGCCCCGAATGTGGCGACGTTACAGGTACCGCCACAGGCAACGAAGCTCGGCACCGGTGATTTGACGATCGAATATGGTGGCACGACGATTCGGCTTCGAGACTGTCGCCCGGACAAAGTATCGACGGCGACGGCGGCGGACGGTCGCACGACGTGGATCCTATCGATCGTGGATCGCCGCTGGCGATGGGCGGAAACGGGGCAGGTCAGCGGCGTCTATACCGAGTCGGCTCGCGACCTTGCGGGGTGCTGCCTGGATGCGATGGGCGAGCAGCGGTACGATGTGAGCAAAATGCCGACAACCGAAATTGACGTCGACTGGGATTACGAACGCCCGGCGGAGGCCCTGGCACAGATTTGCGGCGAGGTCGCCTGTGAGATCATTCTGGGGCTTGACGATCGGGTGCGAGTCGTGCCGCTGACCCAGCGGGGGAAATTGCCGAATAAACGGTTCGCGACATCGTTCCAGCAGACTATCGATCCACCCGAACTCCCCGGCGCGATCGTGGCGGTCGGTGGACGTTCGCTTGTCCAGTTCGATTTCAAGCTGGAGCCAGTCGGCTTGGAGCTTGATGGCTCGATTCTGCCGATCGACCGGTTGAGCTATCGCCCGAAACGCGGGTTGCCGAACAATGCGTGGGCCTACTGTGACACTCGCAACATGAGCTACATCAAGGAGGCTCAGGCCCGGCAGCTGGCGACGCAAACCGTTTTTCGATGGTATCGAATCCAGACGCCGATAATCAACACGGGCGTCTTGGCCCGTGATTTCGGGCGAATCACGGACAGGAACCGAGTTCTGCCGCTGGAGAATACGCAGCTGGAGAGGATGCCCGAGCCTGGCGAGATCGGCAGCACTGTTCGCCGTCCGCCGTGGGTGCATGGAATTTGGTATGACAACGTGACGAGCGGAAAGCCGACGAACGAGACGGACCCTGACAACATCGACCTGCGGAACCGCCCGGAGGCGATCTATCCGTATCCGTTCACCGTCGATGTGGATCGTGGCATCGTGCAGTTCGCGAATCCCGTGTTTTCGGTCGGGAAAAACCAGGTGGATGACGGCACCGGCGGTTTCCCGATCCAACCGGCGGACATCCGGCTGCGGATCGCGTCTGGCATCCGCGACGTGGAAACCGGCAAATTTCTCCGCTACGAGGAAAAACGCAGCACCGGCGGGCTGAGAACGAAACCGCGATATGAGATATACGACGACATTCAGCGGCAACTATACCGAGACTACGAGGCAAACGGGCTGGAGGTCGATAATATCGACTCCGTTCGCCGAGCGTTGCAGTCGAGGATCGATGCCGTCGAGGATGAGTATACAGCGGACAAACCGAATGTCGCGACGTATGTGGGGTTCCACGCGACGGAACTATCCGGCACGATCAGGCAGGTGAGCTACGAGTTGCCGGAGGCGGGAGTCGCCATGACGCGGGTCGCGGTTGAAACGGAGGAACTGAACCGGGCAACGTCGCGTCGCCAACGCGAATGGTTCGAGCGGGTATCGCGGAAAGTGCGGGGACGATCGAGTGGATAGAGAACAACGAGCAATTGCAGTCTACAACACCTCGACGACGGATTTCATTCCGGCGTTCGCGATGGTGTGGATACATTCGAGCTACTACGAGCCGAACGGGCGGATCGTTTACAGCGTGCAGAAGATCAGCGACGACACGGCGTTTTCTTCGCGGCTCGCATTGACGAACCAGGGTATGGGGCGGCTGGCCGTCGTGATGTCGACGCCGATCCCGCCGGAGGGGCGTGGGCTCGCAACCCAGGACTGGCCGACGCAATGCCTGCATGATTACGCAAACGATGATGCTTGGACCGGCGCCGATGTTGTCGAGGTCGGTCCGGTGTCCGACAGCTGGGGTGTCGTCGCTGGCGGAGTCGGATTCAGCCGGGTGGCTGACGATTCTGGGCTCGATTCTGATCGACCTCAATATTATGACGACCGATACCGGGCGATCTGGATCGCTCCGAAGATCGGCAACACGGCGTCAACCAAATACACCGGCATCATTGGCGGTGCGACCGTCGGCCCTGGGCAAAACCTACCGCTGTCTTCGGCGTACCGAACCGGCGACTTCGAGTTCGATGCGTCGGCCCGGACAGTGACCGCGAAGCGGAGCGGGCTCTGCTTCTTCTCGGCTGGCTGCACAATCAGCAGTACGACGGCGAGCAACGGTGACGTGCTGCGGATGCGGCTGTATCAGGGTGACGACGCTAGGTATCTGCACGCCTATCGGCTGCAATGTATCGAGTGGAGCGGTACGACCGTGAGCCCGACGCTGTTCTATACCGGCGAGAATGTCGCGTTCCAGGGACCACTGAACATCGAGAAGGGTGACGTTATTAGCGTGCGGAACGACACGAGTTTGACCTACATCGTCGGCGGCTTCATTTTCTCGGCAACATTCACGGGGTAATATGACGATCATCGATATAGCACAGGCGGCGGAGAGTTACGGACTAGGCACGATCCCCGAGGGTTTCGGGCGGATGAAGGAATCCGAGCAAACGCGGATCGCGACTGAGATCATCGACGCCGCGCGGGAGAAAGCGGCGGGCGGCGACCGAACGGCGACCGATTTTTTCGAGGTTTTCAACCGGTCGCAGCCGGTCCCGACGGCGGGGATCGAGACGTTCACGCCGATCGATCGCGAAACGCGTTTCGTTGGCACGGACGAACTGGTTGCCGATACGCACCGGCTGATCGAAACACTACCGCATATTTCAGCAGTCGCGGCGATGCCTCGGAGCGGGTTCTTCCCAGCTTCGATCATCGCGATGCGGTTGCACGTTCCGATGTATCACGTTCGGTCGCATGACGACGGGTGGATCGGATCGGGGAACCGGACAACGTTGGAACCGATCAGCCATGGAATGCGGCTACAGGTTCGGTCGGAATATAGCGGGCCGGTGTTAATCGTGGACGACACCGTAGGTCGCGGCGGGACCGTTTCGGCGGTCCGGTCGTCGCTGGATACCGGCGGCGTTTCGACGGCCTACGCGGCTGTGTACGTCCACCCGAACAGCACGCACCTCGTGGATTATCATGTCGGCGTCCTGCGGGAACCGCATCTGCTCGAATGGAATTTCGCGAACAGTCCGTTCGCGGCACATTGTGGCACCGACATGGATGGCATAATCTGCGACGATTTCGCGCAATACGAAGATGACGACGGCGAACAATACATAGAGGCGATGCGATGCCGCCGACCTCGGCACCTGTTCCGGCGCGGCGTCCGGGCGATCGTAACGAGCCGCCTGGAGAAATACCGGCGTCAGACTGTCGCGTGGCTCGAACAGCACGGCGTGCGGTATGACTCGCTGATCATGGGACCGTGGCGAACGCAGGCGGAGCGAGCGGTGGCGGATGTCGCGGGCTGGAAAGCCGAGCAGTGCCGCAACCACGGCGTTGCGGCATACTTCGAGAGCGATCGGGCGACAGCCGAGCAGATGGCCGGGCGGTCCGGCTGTCCGGTATGTTGTCCGGAGTCGCGTCGAATCTATTGGGGGACCGAATGATGGACGCTCAATTCGTTTTGATGTTGGTGGTGCTGTTTTTCATCGGATTCGCGCTGGCAGATCAACTATGATAGTCTGTGACAACCCGGCATTTGTTTTTGTTCATTGCCCGCGAACGAGCGGCATATCGTTGTCCCGTGCGATCGTTGAGGCGATCCCGTCGGCCCGCTGGATCGACGGGATGTGTATGCACGTTACGGCGTGGCACGCTCGGCTGATGTTCCCGGAGCACCGGATGTTCACGATCCTGCGCAACCCGTGGGATTGTTTCGCGTCGCAATATGCACTGGTGCAGCGGTGGGTGGCGGAGCAGTGGGACGCCCGAACCGGCTCGCATCAGAGTCACATTGAGGCACAAGCGTCGCTGTCGTTCGCTGATTTCGTCGCCAAGAAAATCGATGATGAAGACGGTGTCGTCGACGGCGGCTTTTCCGTGA